AGATGGAAGCTCGTAAAGGTCTGTATTATGAGATACAGTCAGATGCTAGAAAACAAGAAGTAGACGCTGCTAAGAAAAAATCATCATCAAACTCACTTCAGGCATTCAATAGAGACCTCTACCTACAAATAGAAGATATCAGAAACATTGATGCTGAGTTGGTAGAAGATAAAACGAAACTGAAAATCTACGAAGAAGAAATGAAAATTGTAGAGAAAGAAAAGAATCGTGTGACTGAAGACCAGAACTATAGTATACTTGCCAAGCAATTGTTACAAGACTCAGGCATCAAAACAAAGATTATTAAAAAGTATCTACCGATAATGAATAAACTCATCAACAGTTATTTGTCAGCGATGGACTTCCACGTTCAGTTTGAGTTAGATGAAACGTTCAATGAAACTCTGAAGTCACGCTATCGTGATGAGTTTAGTTATGCAAACTTTAGTGAAGGTGAGAAGATGAGAATAGACTTGGCACTACTCTTTACTTGGAGACAGATTGCTAAGATGAAGAACAGCACCAATACAAACTTATTAGTATTGGATGAGATATTCGATTCATCACTAGACGCCAATGGTACAGACGAGTTCTTAAAGATACTGTCTACCATTTCAAATGAAAACATCTTCATCATATCTCACAAGTCAGACTTAAACATAGATAAGTTTGATGACCTGATTCGATTCGAGAAGATACAGAACTTTAGTAGATTGACGACCTGATGTTTGCTTATATGGGTGGGAAAAAAGTCCATTCTAAATGGATTAGTCCTTACATACCTTCTGACTTCAAAACTTATGTTGAAGTATTTGGTGGTGCGATGTGGATGTATTGGATGTCTAATAAAGTTCCAGTGGAGACTAATGTATATAATGATTTCAACAGACATCTATCCAATATTTTTCACTGTGCTTCTAGTGACCCCCATCATTTTAGAGAGGTGCTCGAGTCTTATGTTGGCGACCTTCATAATGATGAGCTCTTTGAGGAATACAAAACGGACGTGTTTGATACTTACGATACAAAATTTATCGTACCTGACTTTCCTTTAGCCGCCAAGTATATATTCTGTCAGACACAGACTTTCGCTGGTAATACAAACTTAACTAAAGACAGTAAGATATATAAGAGTCCCGACCCTAAACATAAGTTTGTGACCTACACTGAGAAGTTTAGTCAATCAAACTATCTAAAGAAACTAAACCGACTGTCTGTAGAGAATATGGACTGCCGAGAGTTGATAAAGAAATACGACAGTAAAGATACTTTCTTTTATCTCGACCCACCGTATTATAATATGGAGAGTTATTACACTTCACACGCTTTCGGACACGATGACCATATGGAACTGTGTGAGATGCTCAAGACAACTAAAGGTAGATGGGCATTGAGTTATTATCACTTTGATGAATTAGGTACGCTGTTTCCTAGAAATGAATATGTATGGCATCACGAAAAAACATACTCCGTAAATGCGAGAGTATCAACAGCAGAAAGAGTAGAATTATTGATAATGAACTACAAGATGGGCTTGTCTTTCTTGTAAATATATGGTATACTATATGAATATGAAATTAGTTGAACAAACAGATCCGATTTTAAGGAAGGTGTGTGAGCCTTTTGACTTCAACGAGCCTGTGATGGACCCGTATGAACTGGCTGAAGGCTTACATGAAATCAGACGTAGAGATGGTGGCATAGGTCTTGCGGCACCACAGGTAGGTATTGACACCATGGCGTTGGTTATTGGTATGGGTAACTTACAGACAGAAGGTACTGAAGACTATGACCAGGTATTCTTCAACCCCGTCATTACTTCCACAGAAGGTAAAGATGCATATATGATAGAGGGTTGTTTGAGTTTCCCTGGTCTGTTTGTGAAGGTGAAACGACCTGAGACTATTGTACTCCACTGGGAGACTGAAGAAGGTAGTGAATGTGAAGAAACGTTTGATGGTATTACGTCTAGAATATTACAGCATGAAGTAGACCATTTGAATGGTATTACGTTCATCAAGAGAGCCAATCGTTTTCATTTAGAGCAAGCTCGGAAACAAATGAAGTTATCTGCGAGAAGGAAGAAGAAGATAGATGAGGAAATTTAACCTACTAGATATATGTGCGATGGTAGTATCCAAACTATTACCTACGAAGCAACCAAACCTTCGCACTATGAACGATGAGGACTTCATTAGTCTGTTATCGTGGTGTGAAGATTGGGAACCTCAGAAGGTTTATGAAACAGCGTATAAAGAGTCACGCATAGATTTTATTCAGACTTGGGATGAATGGTCAGATAATATGAAGCCGTTACCTTTCATAGTAAGAGCTGAGTTGGAACGAGCGATATTAATCCATGATGGTGTTGGAACGATGCGAGCACTTATGACGTATGCGTTCTTCCATAGTTGGGGTGAGCGCTTAATGAAATGTACCTTCTGGGCATTTATTACAGTACTTTTTATTTACTGGTTTACTTGACATTTCAGATGGGAAAATATATAGAACAATATAAACAGATGTATTATTGTGGTGATATGTTGTTTTATTGGTTAGGAGATATTTGTAAGTTGATAGACCTTACTGAAGCCAAATCGTTGTTAGACTTTGGTTGCGGTCAAGGTAAACAATATGCTGGTTGGGGAGACTTAGATGCACAAACACACTTAGGTATGATGCCAGCATTATATGATCCTGGAGTAGAACAATTTGAGAAGATGCCAGATGGTAAGTTTGATGGTGTGTATTCTACAGATGTTATGGAACATATACCAGAAGAAGAATTACCAGAATCATTAGAACTTATTTTTAGTAAGGCTACTAAGTTTGTATACTTGGCAATTTGTACTTCACCTTCTATGGCTACTTTACCTAATGGTGAGAATGCTCATTGTACCCTTGAAGATATAGATTGGTGGAAAGAAATAGTAAATAGATATAGACCTACTGATATATTAACTCACATAAGAACCTACAATCAGGATGACCAATCTGAAAATTTTGAAGTAATTGCTTGACATTTGATAAAAACTGTGGTATACTGTATAAATAGTTACGAGAGTTGTCTTCGGAGACTCTCAACTAAACTCGCTTGATATTTAAGGAGGATACCAAAATGGTAACTACACAAGCAATCGCAAATATATTCGATCACTTTGATCGAAATCTTTTAACCCCCTACGCTGTTGGATTTGACCGTGTCTTTGACAGGTTGAATAACTATGTGGTTCATCAGAACCATATGACATCGACAGGGTTCCCACCTTACAACATTCGTAAAGATGGTGACTACAAGTTTATCATTGAGTTGGCACTTGCTGGATTGTCTAAGGACGACCTGGAAGTTGAAGTCGCTGACGGAAACCTTACTGTCCGTAGTATCGACAAGAAGGAAGACGAAGGTGAGCTCTTACATCGTGGTATTTCTTTTCGCAAGTTTACACGCAGCTGGACACTAGCTGATGATGTGGTTGTGAATGACGCCAAGATGGAGAATGGGATGCTATTGATTCATCTGGAGCACGTGGTTCCAGAGGAAAAGAAACCCCGTAAAATAAGTATCAAATAAAGCTTGACGTATCACAGTTTCTGTGATATAATATAATATTATGGTGAAGTATAAATTTGATGAAGGCAGTGCCCTGGCAGAGTTGGGTGAATATATTGACCTGACTTATTCGGGGCACTACGCCACAGACAAGTATCAAGCAACAGATATTATTATAGACTCCGGTTTTGGTGAAGGTTTCTGTATGGGTAATATCATAAAGTATTGCAAACGATACGGCAGAAAGAATGGAAAGAACCGTGACGATATTATGAAGATATTACATTACGGTATTATTATGTTATACGTTCAGGAGAATGATGATGAAGTTAAGTGAACAAACGGTAAACATTTTGAAGAATTTTTCTACCATCAACCAGAATATTCTGGTGAAGGAAGGTAGTCAACTTCGGACGATGTCCACAATGAAGAACATCCTGGCTGAAGCAGAGGTAACCGAAGCGTTTCCTCAAGACTTTGGTATCTATGACCTCAATGAGTTTCTTGGGGTATTGACTCTGGTAAAGGATGTTCAGGTCGATTTTAATAGTGAGAAGTTTGCACATCTTACAGGTGGTAGTACGAAGATTAAATATTTTTTCTCCGACCCATCTATTCTTACCACACCGCCTGAGACTTTTAATGCTCCGGAGTGTGATGTAGATATCAAAGTGTCAAAAGACACATTGACAAACGTATTAAAGGCTGCCGCAGTAATGCAGTTGCCTGATGTTGTGTTGAGTCGAATAACTTTAGAAGTGCCAGCGGGAATCGCGGCCACCGACCTAAAGAATTCCACATCTAATATCTATACGGAAACGTTAGACGATGACAGACAAGACAAAACATTTAAGTTTCATTTCAAGGCTGATAACTTGAAAATGATTCCTGGTGATTACCAGGTCAGTGCTTCAACAACAGCTCAGGTAAGTAATTGGGTGGGGGATGAGGCGTCCTATTGGATTGCGATGGAAGCAGTCAGTGAATAACAAGGAGTTATATTATGATTAAACAAAAGGGCTTTACATTGATAGAGCTGATGATAGTTGTTGCTATTATCGGTGTCTTGGCTGCGGTCGCCATACCGCAGTATCAGAACTATGTGGCAAGAGCGCAGGTCGCCGAAGGTTTTTCTTTGGTAGCATCTGGCAAAATGGCAGTAGCTGAATACTACAACGAGACAGGAAATTATCCGGCCGACAATGCAACCGCACGCCTTGGTGCTGCCAATACTATTATTGGTAAGTATGTTGGTTCTGTGACGGTAGATGACGGTGCACTTACAGTAGTGTTCAACACAACTACAGCACATGAAAAGTTACAGGGTAAGAACTTTGTATTGACACCAACCGATAACGGTGGTTCAATCTCTTGGGCCTGTGGTGTTGGAACTGTTGGAGTGGATTACCTACCTAATAGTTGTCAGTGAGCATTGAAATACTCTACCACTTCAGTTGCAAAGAATGCAGCGGGTGGTGGAGTATGGCAATGGAAGAAAAGTTTGAAAAGATAGACCAACGAAAGTGGTTCTGTCCTTGGTGCGGGGTGGCACAATATTATGACGAGTCAAATACTCTGGGTCGAACATTACAGACCAAGGAAGATAAGTGAGTGTATTCTTCCTCAAGCATTAAAGAAAACATTTTTAGAGTTCGTTAAGAAGAACGAGCTTCCAAATCTATTATTGTCTGGTGGTTCTGGTGTCGGTAAGACAACAGTTGCCAGAGCTCTGTGTGAAGAACTACACAGAGATTATATGATTATCAATGGGTCAGAGGAATCTGGCATTGATGTTCTACGGACAAAAATAAAAAACTTTGCCTCAACTGTTTCACTTCAAGGTGGACAGAAAGTAGTGATACTTGATGAGGCAGATTATCTCAATCCTCAATCAACGCAACCTGCTCTCCGTGGGTTCATTGAGGAGTTCCATAACAATTGTCGTTTCATCTTTACTTGTAACTTCAAGAATAGAATCATTGAGCCTTTACATTCTCGGTGTTCTGTCATTGAGTTCAAGATAAATGGTGGTAGACAGAAGTTAGCCGCTCAGTTGCTTGACCGATGTGCTGTCATTCTAAATGAACAGAAGGTTGAATACGATGGTAAGGTAGTAGCTGAATTAATAATGAAGCACTTTCCGGACAACCGGCGAGTGTTGAATGAATTGCAGCGGTATAGTGTGTCGGGACAAATAGACTCCGGTATCCTTGTCAATCTTTCAGAAGTAAGTATGAAAGAGTTGACCCTCCACCTAAAGGAGAAGGAGTTTACACAAGTTCGCAAATGGGTTGTTGACAATCTTGATAATGATCCCATAAAAATCTTCCGTAAGATTTACGATAACTTGTATAACTATTTGACACCCAGCACTATACCCGCTGCTGTTATTTTATTAGGTGAGTATCAATACAAGTCAGCGTTTGTGGCTGACCAGGAGATAAACTTACTAGCTTGTTTGACTGAGATAATGTCACAATGTCAATTCAAGTAAGTGATGCACAAGTAAATGATGTCTATGATAGGGTAAAGGCAAAAGGCTTTCCTTATTACCCCAGTGACTATAAGTCAAGACTCCATGAGTTTAATAAGCTCATACAGTTTGATCGCTCTACTTTATTCAAACCACGCCAAAAAATAGTAGGTCAGACACCACATGGTCTTGCACTGGCGTGGAGTTATATGCCACACGCTTGGGAAGTGAAATGTGGATGGATGAATACCCCTATGAGTCTATGGGAAGATGAAGAGCGTCTAAAGAAAGGCATCAAGAAAGTTCTACAAGGTACGTTTTGGGAACGGACAGAGTATCATAGAGTAACTGATTCTCAGATTAGGTCAATACTCAGAAGATTTTCTAATACACAGATAGTCTCCAACTACAGACCTACTGCTGCGGCATTGATGTATGATAAATTTTTAGAGAAGGCATCACCATTGTTTGGTGGTAAGACAGGTACGACATGGGATATGAGTTGTGGTTTTGGTGGAAGACTACTAGGCGCAATTGCTGCAGATGTGAACTACATCGGTACTGATCCCTGTACTAAAACCTTTGAGGGCCTCCAACAGATAAAAGAAGATTGGGCCGGCCTAAATAGAACTATAGAACTACACAAATTAGGTAGTGAGGATTTTAGACCAGACAAAAATAGTATTGACTTGTGTTTCACATCCCCACCGTATTACGATTGGGAAAAATATTCAGATGAGGAGACACAATCATATATTAAATATCCAACCAAAGAAGAATGGATAGAAGGTTTTTTACGAGAGACTATTGAGAACTGTTACTATGGTTTGAAGAATGGGGGTACTCTAATTATGAATGTTGCAAATACAAAACGCATAAAGAACTTTGAGGCTGAAACTACTAGGCTGGCCATGCAGGCTGGATTCCATTATATGGATACTTGGTATTTACAGTTGTCAACACAAGAGAAAGGTGAAGAAGGAAACGTCAAACGAGAATCCATCTTCATATTTAAGAAAGAATAATGGATAATACAAATGAATGGTACGTTTATCCAGCTCACACCATAGACCAAAAGAC